TTTAGTACCATCAAAAGCACTATCGAGGTATGCGGTTATTATTGATAGCCAAGATATTAGCGGAAAACTTAGTATAACAGAGGCATTTACCACAGTGCCAATTACTTTTGAATCAAGCAGGGTTAGTATTGTATTTTACGATGAACGAAATTATACACAACCATCTACGCAGCCAACAGTTATTACAAAGCTTGTTAAAACACAGAGCAATGTATTTTTTGAGCTTGGTGCATTGATGGTCAAAAATTAGGAGGGTATTTAATGGCTAAAATTAGTAAAAAGAAAAAAGTTGTGGCAACTGCAACAGCTGCTTTAGTTGCTGTGTCTCTTGCAATTGGCGGTAGTGTTTTAGTGCCGAAGAAATCTGTGCAAAATGTTGTGCCACCAATTGAGCAAGTGGCAATTATAGAGCAGACACCTGTTCCCAGTGCGACGCCAAAACCACTACCAAGCAAAACTCCCAAAGCAACACCAAAGCCAACAAAAGCACCTGCTGTTGAGGTTAAAGTCACACCAACACCAGCACCAGCACCGCTGACAACTCTTGAGCTATTCGGAATTAGCGGAAAAACAATTGTTGAGGGTACATACGCTATTAAAAAAGTTGATAGAAATAAATCCGAGCTTAGTATTGATATTCCCAAAAGCTTAAATGCAGATTTATATGAGCTTTATTTAAACGGGCAATATGTAGACAAACAGCTATTGCCAAACGGTAGAATACTTGCACCGCCACTGATTTTTACAGTGCCTGAACTAATTGAACTAAGGATATTTAAGCTACAAGAAGTTATAGCGGTTGGAAAGCTTAAAGATGGAAAGCTCACTATTGCAGTTAAGGACGGTGTTATAAGTGAATAAAATATTAATCAAAAGCATGTGCCTGGCACTGCTTTTTTGCTTTGTACTTGCTACACCAATTTTTGTTTCATCATCATCAGTTAATTATAATGTTAACTTGTACGAGGGTGGAAGGATAGATATAACTGGAAACCTATCAAGTGGTGCAGGTAAGCAAATAACGTTATTAGTTTTAAAAAATAATGTTGGAATCAGTAGTAGCACCATTGTTTTCATAGACCAACAAGCCACTACTACAAATGGTACGTTTTTGTTTAGGTTTACTCTACCATCGGCGCTAAGAGGTACAACACTTGATTTTAAAATTGGTGGAGAGGATTTAACGGTTTCACTCCAAAAAACATTAACTATACCTGACTTCCCAATAAATATTAACAGTGTTGAAAATAACAGCGTTAGGGTTGGAATTGACGCGTATCAGATGGAATCATCATATTATATAGCAGATAATGTCGTAAATTCAATTATTGAGGGTGGTAACACCATTTACTATAAGATTGGAGATAGGTGGTACAATTTGTTAGACACAAGGGCAACTTCTGCTGAATTTTTAATCCCTGCAAATGCTGTAAATCCCACAACGGTCAGTGCTTGGCTGCTTGATACTTGGTATCCAAGGGGCGGTTTTGGTTCTATGAAGTTTGACCCAATTCTACTATATTAAAAAGAAAAGAGGAATTGTTATGAATAATTTATTAACGCAAGAAAATATTAACCTGCTTTCCACAGCGGTGATTGTTCCACTGATTATAGTAATTGCAAAATATTTCATCAGTTTTATTGAACTTAAAACCAAACAGCTTACAGAGGATATCATAAACGAGAGGCTTAAAAAATATCTTGGTGTTGCAGAAGATGCAATTAAAACTGCTGTTATAGCGGTAAGCCAAGTTTACGTCGATTCATTCAAAAAGGAAAAAGCTTTTACTGTCGACGAGCAACAAAAAGCCTTTATGATAGCTAAGCAAAAGGCATTATCAATTATGGGCGAAAAAGCTATTGAGGTTCTAAAGGAAGAACTTAGCAGCGGTGAGGTTTATCTATGGATTGATAGTAAAATTGAACAATATGTAAAAATATCAAAGTAGAGAGGAGAACAACATGAGAGAATTTATACTTAAGTATTGGATTGAAGCTGGATTTGGAATAATTAGCTCTGCGATTTTCTGGCTGTGGAAAGGTTATATAAAGATGCATAAAAATGGCGTTGCAATACAGAGGGGTGTTCAGGCACTCCTTAGAGCACAGATTATTCAAGTTTATAACGTATATATGGTGCGTGGATACCTGCCAATTTATGAACGTGAGAATATTGAAGAGCTTTATGAGCAGTATAAGGCACTAAGTGGGAATGGCGTTATTGCAGATTTAATAGAAAAACTAAAAGAACTACCAACAGAGAGATGAGGTGTGTATTATGTATAAACAAATGTTAATAAAAAACAATAGACCAGGCACAAGGCTTAAGCCAAAGGGCGTTGTTGTGCATGAAACTGGAAACCCAGGTGGAACGGCACAAAATCATTTTGATTATTGGAACGCTAAAAACAGAGGCTCATCAGTTCAAGCTGTAGTTGATTGGAATGAGGTAATTCAGCTTATTCCCTACAATGAGGTTTCGTGGCACGCAGGCAGAACGGCAAATTTAAGTATGATTGGTGTTGAGCTATGCCGACCAAAGACCCGTAGCGAGGATAAATTCAATGAAGTATGGGATACAGCCGTTAATCTTTTCGCAGATATTTTCATTGAACAGGTGGGCGTAACCACTGTTACAAAGGACAACCTTATGTCACATGCCGAGGTTTCCGCAAAATGGGATGAAACGGATCATACTGACCCTATTTCATATTTTGCGGAATATGGTAAAACTGTGGATGATTTTAGATGGGCAGTGCAACAGCGGATAAATGAACTATCTAAACCAAAGCTTATGACAATTAAAGATGCAGTTGATATTCTTGTTGCAAAAGGTATAGTTAATACTCCTGATTATTGGGTTGAAAATGCTGTTAAGGGAAAGTCAGTAAATGGGGAATTTACAGGACTACTTATACAAAGAATTGCAGAGAAATTGAGATAGGTAAATAACCAAAGAAGTGCCTAGAATCAAAGGAAATTGGCTTGACTTAGTAGCTGTTTAGAGTTAACATAACACTAGTGTAAAGGAGAAAACAATCAATGGAAAGGCAAATATTAAGTGTAAAAGAAATTAAGGATTTGCTACCACCAATGTCAAAGGATACATTGTATCGAATAGTTAATAGAGATGATTTTCCGAAGAAACGTGTTGGTAAAATGATTTTTATTATAAAGGCTGATTTTGAAAAATGGTTGCGTAGCGACTACGCAGTATAAGAGAGGGGCATTAATATGGCTGGGAAAAAGCAAGGTCATGTTTTCAAAGAAGGTACTAAATGGCGTGGACAAGTTACACTTGGATACGATGATGATGGTAAACGTCAAAGGGCTAATGTAAGCGGTAAAACAAGCGCCGAGGTGCAGAAAAAGCTAAATGCTGTTATTACAGAGTATAACAAAGGTGAAATAACGAAAATTTCTATTGAAACATTTACAGAATGGGCTGATATATGGCTGAATGACTTCAAGAAAAATGCAATAGCACCAAGGACGTATGAGAGCTACAAATACCTCTTAGAACAGCATATTAAGCCTGCACTGGGCAAGATAAAGCTAAAGGATTTACGACCAGTACAAATACAAAAGCTTGTTAACGGGGCAATTGATAAAGGCTTATCGCCAAGAACATCAAGATATTTAGTAACCGTGATTCACGGATGTTTGGAGCAGGCAGTTAAAAATGGTATCCTTGCAAAAAACGTATCAAAGGCGGTTGTTCAACCAAAAGCAGAGAAAGTTCGTGAAATGAGGGTTCTCTCTCAAGAAGAACAAGCAATTTTAATAGAGTTGATGAAAGGCCAGAGGCTAGGCATAGTATTTATACTGTGTCTAGCCTCTGGTTTGCGTATTGGGGAATGTTTAGGATTAGCATGGAAGAATGTTAATATTGAAAAAGGATACATTAGTGTAAAAGAAGCACTTCAGCATATAAAAAAGGAAGTAGATGGTGATATGAAATACGTTAACGAAATTGGCAAAACAAAGACTAAAAGTTCAATACGAAATATACCTATCCCACCAAGCATTATTGAGCGTCTAAAAGATCATGAAACATTGCAGAGTCTGGAAAAGGATAAGGCGGGTGTTAAATACATAGATAATGATTTTGTATTTGCAACTCGGCTAGGCAAACTACTCTCGTACCGTAATGTTAGACGTAGGTTTAATCAGATTTTGGACAAATCAGAAATGCCACATGTAAATCTACATGCACTCAGACACAGTTTCGCAACAAGATTATTAGAGGCAAATGAGCACCCAAAGGTGGTGCAGGAGCTACTTGGGCATACAAGCATACAGATGACAATGGATATTTATAGCCACGTTGCACCAGATATTATGCGAAGTGCTACCATGAG